CCTAACATCTTCATTGGTTCCTTAGTAGCTCTTAGAGCTTGACTAAGACCTTGCAACCTATTTGTGTTCGCTATAACGTCTATAGCTACACCTATAAGCATTGCTTTTCCGAACTGGGTTTGTTTGACATCGTTTGCGTAAGCCTTAGCTATCCCTCGTAACACTGCAGCTTTTCTGACATCAACCGTAGGTATCACTGATACCTTGGTCTTTGTCATCATAACTGCCTTCAGCGTCGCTTCAGATAGCTTTTTCTTTACATGCGGATATTGTCTTACCAGGTCTAGCTCCGCTACTAGTTCCTGTGTGTAGTCCTCTACACCAGGCATGCTTGGTGGTAGTTCCGTATCTCTGTATGATACTACTTTGACTACAGTTGATCTTATCGAAGCATCAGCCATTTGACTTATACCTCCACATACCTTATGTGTGCTCTTGATTGTTTCTACGTCGGTCACTGACATTTTGAATTCCACAGCCAACCTCTTATAATAATTATCTCTCAATGCCGCACACATCCTTCTATCGTGGCCCCTGTGTAAGAAGTCCACTAGACGTGACTCTAGTGATGACATCATGTCACACAAGTCGTATGACTTTTTGGACTCGATCCTTGAATGCACTAACGTTGCTACACTCCTCGTTATGTACTGCCCCTCTTCATCGTTGAATCTGTCTATTCTTAGAAATTCAGCTAGCCCCCCGTATGCACACTTGGCTGGTTGCACCCTTATGTTTCTCTTCTTTGCCTCAGCCAACATACGCTGTACTGCTGCCCAGTTGTCCATACCTAGTAAGACGTCGTCACCGTTGTGAACCGAACGTCTTACCACTGTAGAACCTGTTAGTATCTTAGTAGTGTATATGTGATTCAACACACTATTCATAAACGTGGTGAGTCTCCATCCTGACAATAAAGTCCCTTTTGCTGAGTATGTGGTTCCCGTGCCCATGTTATCCTGTATAATCATGTCAGATATACTATCATGTGTCCACAACACCGCGCTCCTCTGCTCGCTAGATAAGTACTGATAGAAGGCGTCATAGTATGCCATGATCACTGCTTGCATCGATGCTATACTATGCTGACTATTAAAGTCCTCGAAATCCAGACACATCGGTAGCTTGTTTTCTAATATTGCAGAAACTTTACCCCGTACGTAATTAGCATTAGCCTTATCACCTACTGGGAACTCATTCGGTAACACATTCTCACAATTATAGAAGGCAAAGTGTGATAATAAGTAGCTTGTCAAGTCGGTGCCGTATATAGCCCTCAACTTGTTCCACTCGTACTTGATTGATCCCCAAGCGTATATTTGTGGCTTTCTATTTGCATAGTAGTGGAAATCTCTCTCAGGTGTGGAAGCCAGAGCTATAAATTTATTCTTAAGCTCGCGCTCTTTAGACACATATAACATGTCTTCTTCATATTGACTATGTATACTGCCAGCAGCTGACCACTGCCACCTCGATCTGAAATACTTCTTCCACGTCAGCGTTGTAGGATTACTTCTTGTCGCGTCGTTTCTCGTGAATAGTCTCATGCTTTCGTAATAAACGTCTTCTTTCGATACAAATGTTACATTAGGTTTCTGTCGATGTTCTTTCTCTCCGTGCCAATCTACCTTTCCCATTATCCTGTTGACTAATACATCTATCTCAAACATCGGTTTTAGATCATGTTCAACCAGATTTTGTAGAGACTTTGCTCTTACGCTTATTACCTTCCCTAATTTGCCAAAGTCAGACATCGTCTCTGACTTTAACAGACCTGACCTTTTAACTAAACATAATAAATTATCCGGCAACATAGCTAGCCATAAAAGTAACCCCGCTGCGAACGAGGTAGTTGCATCCTGCGGCAATGATCCGATCCATTGTTTATCGATCCTGGACTGTTCTACTAACACGTCATATACATCTTCTGCTTTAAAGTGTAGGTGATGTTCTCCGCTGATCATCGATGTTGGTAGGTTAACTAGATAATCACGAGAGGCTGAATTATTCTCAGCAATCAGTTCTGGTCCATCTTGAACTACTGATGTAAGTGCAGACCAGTCATTGTAGTATCCAGTATAGTCTGAACAGAAGTGCCTTGATACTGCTGCATTGAGCTGTAGTGTTATAGGGACTACTACTTGGTCCAGTTTATAATATATTGCTGATCCGTCGCTACAACTTAAAACTCTGCATGTAATCACGGTTCCGTAATAGTCGTATGCCACTTCACCACTAATATATGCTCCTTCTATAAAGTCTAGGAATGCATACTCACATTCGGGGAAACTAACAAGAATTGTATGGTCAACATCCGTTATGTTGATTGTAGCAGGTAAATTCTCACTGCTTAATAAATATTTGTCAACTCGCTTGTTGCTGACTTCTCTCACATGTTGATGCAACCGCACATCTCGCCTAACTTTAGATTTAACGTATGCGACACGCCTGTACCACAGCTGCCTAGTTAGGGCCGGCTTCTGTGTAGGCATGTCGACGCGACAGATTAAGCATCGTTGGTTGTTGCTGGTGTGTCTGCAACTCTCAACTGCTCCATGTTCTGTTCTAGTGGGTAGGACGGAGCTATTTCCTGCCTGGCGTCGTGAAAACCCTGCCTTGGTTCTTTTTGACGCAGGGCATTCAGCAAGACTCTATTCGACGTAGCGCCTGTCCTTATTTTAAACTCTGCAGTGATGGGCTTGCGTCTGTAAAACTTAACCGGTGGTACGGGTGTGTGTCTTGCTCCCGGTGTAGTGACAGTGATAGTAGGCTTCAACTTCCTTACCGTCAATACGGGTTCATCAAATAACGTTTGTATCGGAGGTAAGGTTGAATGCCTGCCCGCCCTCTCGAAACTGCGTGCGTCTACTGCACAATATGGCCTGTCAGTAATCCGACCTAGAGAGTACGGGTCTATAACACAGCTATGGACCGGGCCGTATGGCGTTACCTCGTCCCTAGCAGGTAGTAGCTCCCAAGTAGTATCATGCCCGAATTCACGATATACATTGGATATTTGTAGGACACTTTTATAAGCAGTGTCATCCATAAACGCATCCCGTGGATGTAATTGTTGGACTGCTGTCAGGTGGGAGCAACTCTCGTATGTGCCAACTACTGATCCGTTAATCAGTGCTCCTGATACTATTGACGGTATATATCTTAATCGCACTTCAGGTAGCACACTGTTGTCTGGTGAGTTATACACATGTATAGTGTTAACTTCAGCCATTGGTTTTACATCCACATAGGCGTGACAGCCATCTGTCATTAGTGTAGTGTATTCTCTACCAGTAATGACGCTCACGGCTGCTGCTTTGGCATATGGACTGTTCAAAATTTCAGTGTCAGTAGAGTGCAACTGCGTAACATAATGCCAGTCACTCACGCTAGCTGCTTGATTTTCTAGCAGTGCATATAAGCCGACATACATGTAGTAGTTTGTCATTGCTGCCGCCAACACGCATTGTGCTGGTGCCTTAGCATCGTTGATCATAAAATCATGAGGTCCAGCACTTGGTACATATGCTTCGCCTTCCAGTGCAAGCGAAATTTTTGCTCTGGTAGGGCTGAAGCAAGGTAACATTAGCCGTAACGGGGCTGCGTGCCATGCTGTTGATTCCATGGTGGCATACTCAGGGTGTACAGCCATTGTCAAGAGCGACTCGAAAGCAGAAGCAAACTGCTGTTCTAGTCTGTTTATATGCACGTAGTCTATGATCCACTGCCATATTTGATCTTTGGCAGACCAATCAATATCCGGCTCATCATCGAAAACAGTTGCAGTACCACCCACTGGATCTAGGGCAGTCTGCATCCGAGGTACTCCTGCAAAGTTGAACTCTCCGTTCAACGCTGAAGCGTTTGTTCTCCCCGCCAAGTGTGACAGGTAAAAGTATTCTTGCTTCTTCGTAGCTGCGGAGTACCTGACAACAAACGGCCACAACCACTTATTTGCGGCGTTGCGGTATTGCCAGTCATCACCGAGTACTACTTCGACCGGTACGGGAGCCTCGAGTTGTACTTCATAGATGTGATCACTAGCTGGCTGATCAAGGTGAACTATCGCATGCGTATCTACGTATGCTGTGGTTTGTACACGTAGTATACCATCCTTCCTTGATTGACCCCAATACAAGTAGGCTCTCATCCATGATAGCAACATATTGTATATGAATGCTTCATGACTATCTGCCTGTGTGTGGGTGGCCAACAATGCAGTAGTCTCTTCTTTAATTGACCGTTTTTCAGTTGTTGCCCTTGCGAATTCAGCAAAGGCGAGTGTGGGATCGTAAATCCCATCGGGAGTGATGAATTTTTTGTTGATGCCAGAATAGTCGGAATGGTCCATCTTCCATTCCAATTTCTTCTTTTTCCCAGCGAACTGGAAGCTTTCAGAAGACTTCAAATCCGTCGCATAATTGCCGACGCTTGTAGCCAAGTGTACGTTGGTGTGATTCATCAGGGTGAATCGTGCTAAGTCGAACCTATGTTCGTAATTGTTTGCTAACTTAAAGTTAATACCTGCTGCTAAGAAAGAACTCATGGATTGATACGCTT